CTAGCAATCCACCCATGTCTTTCGTTTGGTTTGGACCACCATGGGTGGTCCTCGTCGTCATAGTGACCATTGTCATCTACTGGCGATTCTTCAAGCGTAAGGTGGGGTGGAGTGACGCCCGGATAGCACACCTCCTAGACCACCCATCTGATGATGTCGTGTTTGGGGGTGAGCTAACCGGTGCTAATTCCTTCCTCAGCCACATAGGCGGACAACCGGATGAGGCTATGGAAGTGCTGGCCCGTGACCAGACCAAGTTCCGCAGGTGGGCGTTAGCCGAGCTAAAAGCCAAGTTGGGCACACCGGAGCTTACCCAGGCCAACCGGTTGATGGTGCTCAAGGAGGTGCGGAGGCTCCTGCAGGAACATGGGGTCAGACCATCCCACATAAGCCAGCATGCCCCTGTATTGGCTGCCCTCGTGTTTGTGCCTTCCCGCGCAGACATTGAGGCGGCGGGTGTGTTCGGCAAAGCCGCTAGTGCACGTATTAAGGCGGCTGAGTGGGTGACAAAGTAGGAATGCCTGGTGTGTGAGGCTGGATACACCAGTGTGACGGTCCCTCCGTCCTCTGGTCGGCTGCTGATCCGCCCAACACCAGGCTTGCCTAAGGTGCGCAAGGTTTGGAGGCTTGTCCTTGCGGGTACACCACGAGTTTTAGTGCACAACAACAACCTCCACAACCTGGTCCGCGGGCTTGAGGAACGCGTATTCCTAGTACCAACTGGTACTGGGTTTGCACCTCCTCCTGCCCCTGTGCGGGGGGCGTTTGGGCGCCTGGCGGCATTCCGGGGCAAATTGTTGGCAATGACGGGTAGGACCACCCCCATTACTCCTGACGAGTTTGTTGGGTTATATGAGGGTCGCAAACGCTCATTGTATCAATCTGCCCTGGAGAGCCTTCAGGTGGTACCGGTCTCGCACCGTGATGCCGTCGTCAAAACGTTCGTCAAGGCTGAGAAGGTCATACCCACGACATCAAAGCCAGACCCTGCTCCTAGGGTCATACAGCCCAGGAGCACTAGGTATAACCTGGAGGTTGGGCTCTATCTCAAAACCCTGGAGGCACGCATATGTAAAGGCATTAAGCGTGTATACAACCAAAGAGATGGAGATGGGCGCATACCTGTGGTGATGAAGGGTCTCACCCCCTCAGGGGTGGGTCGGTCGCTGAGACGCATGTGGGACACCTTTGTGGACCCGGTCGCCGTAGGGCTTGACGCCTCCCGGTTTGACCAGCATGTGTCCCGTGATGCCCTGCAGTGGGAACACAGCGTTTACCGGGGTCTCTATCCTGGAGACCGCCGGTTAGCGCGGTTGCTCTCCATGCAGCTTAACACCACAGGTGTTGCGTATTGTGCTGATGGGCACGTCAAGTATAGGGTTGAGGGGAGGAGAATGAGTGGGGACATGAACACCGGTATGGGCAATTGCTTGCTAATGTGTGCTATGGTATATGCATATGCGGCCCATGTGGGGGTGGAGCTGAAGCTGGCCAATAATGGCGATGACTGCGTGGTGTTCATGGAGCGGGCCGACCTGGAGAGGTTTAGGGGACCGCTCAACCAGTGGTTTCTCGAGATGGGGTTTACCATGAAAGTGGAAGACCCTGTCACGGTGTTTTCACGGGTTGAGTTTTGCAGGGGCAGGCCCGTCCATGATGGTACTGAGTGGGTGATGGTGCGTAACCCACAGGAGGCAATAGCCAGGGACCTTGTGTCCTTGCTTGACATGGGCCAGGGCTTCAGAGCGTGGGCTCACGCTGTTGGGGTGGGGGGAATGGCCATAGCAGGTGGCGTACCCTTGTTCCATGCGTTGTACACCCGCCTGAAGGCCCTTGGACGTCCGAGCAGCATCCAAAATGATGTCTGGTATTCCGACTCAGGTTTCGCACGATGGGCCAAAATCGGCACCCGTTCTGGAAAAACAGTCACCACCGAGGCTAGGGTAAGCTTTTGGGAGGCGTTTGGCATCACACCCGATGAGCAACTTGCCATCGAGGCGGAGTTGTCAAGGCTGACCCCCCAGGGTTAAAGTAGCGTTTAACACATCCCACTATGACTAAAGGTCGCAAAACACGTTCCAATTTCAAGCAACCCAAGCTCGACAAGGCGAGGCGCAGGATGATAGCTCGCATTCGTGCAGGTATCGATGATGCAGCGGAGAAGCACATCCGACTGTTACTCAATCCATGCTCTGGTCCGCTCACTGTGCCTGCCTACCCGGTTCCGGGTGGTGGCACGCTGGTCCGGTACCGTAGTGTGGTTGACATCGGCACCGGTACAGGTGAGACCGGATTCCTGGTGCATGTAGTCCCTGGCGCCAATCAGATCTACGCCAATGGAGCTGCAACTGGGGGTACACTGTTCACCCCCAACGCCACTGTCATGTTCAACGCGCTGGCCAGTGCTCCTAGCACTGCCGCACCGATTAATTATCGTTGTGTGGCATTTTGCTTGAAGTTTGTGCCATATAGCTCTGAGATGAACCGCTCTGGTGTTATCTATGCCGGCCACACTGATGCCCGGTTTCTCCGCACCAGGGGTACTAATAATATGAGCATCGACACGGCCAAAGGGTCCTTGCCTTTCATGTCCAGGTCACCAGACAAGTCGTTTGAGCTGCTCTGGGTCCCAAATGAAATTGATGGAAACTTCGTTTTCATCGACAGTAATTTGGGGGGTGACACTAGTGGTGGTGGCATCAGCCACGCTGCCATCACCCTGGCTGCCACTGGCCTTAAGGCAGCGGAAGGTGGTCTCATCGAGCTAACTGGTGTCTATGAAGTTGATGGTGGGCCAAACACCGGGTTTGTTACTACGAAGACGCCGCCTCCTAGTAGTACGCCGTTTGTGGAAGTGTTGCGGAAGGTGTATGACGTCACTGGTGGATTCCCTGCCCTATTGGATGGGGTCCGGGCCACCATGGGTGGTTTCAACAGCCTCCGCAATGCCTACACGGCTATGACCGGATCAACGGCGTCCGCTGCAAATAGTATCGCTTATGGTGTTGGACAACTGGCTCTCACTCTATAGTCCTCCTTAAACGGTTGCTCCGTTCGCACGAATCCGGTTGACGCCCGGGCCGTATGGGTAGTCCGTCGGTATCATGGGATGGTTGGATGACCTGGCCATGGGGCTGCTAACCCCAGGGTGGAACGTCAGGCGTAACTGACCATGGATATCGGTCTGGGGGGTCCTACACCAAATGGTGTGGGGGTGACCCACCTCGACGGATAAAGCAGCCAA